GAAGTACCTGCGGCAGATCGACAAGCTGGTGCGGGAGCAGCTCACCCGCAAGGAACTGACCACCTACAGCCGGGACCGCCTTGAGCAGTTCCTGGCCCGCGTGGACGGCAAGCTGCTGGAGATATACAAGGCCTACGGTGACCTGGTGCAGGCCGACCTGGTCGACATCGCGCTTTACGAGTCGAGTTTTGAGGCCAAAAGCCTCAGCAATGCGCTCTCCATCGACGCGGTGGTGCCGACCAACACGGTGATCCGCGCGGCGGTGTTCTCCTATCCGCTGCAGGTGAAAGGTATCGACGGTGGCAAGCTGCTGAAGAGCTTCGTCAGCGGCTGGTCGCGAACCGAGACGATGCGCGTCACGAACACAATCCGGCTTGGCTTTGGCCAGGGCCAGACCAATGCTCAGATCATCCAGGCGATTCGCGGGACTGCAGCGCAGAACTTCACGGACGGCGTACTGGCGGTGAGCAACCGAAATGCTGCCTCTGTGGTGCAGACTGCAATCCAGCATGTGGCCACCACGGCACGTATGGAGACGCTGAAGGCGAACAGCGACGTGGTGCTGGGCTATCGCTGGGTGTCGACGCTCGACCGCAAGACCTCGCAGCAATGCAAAGGCCTGGATGGCATGCGGTTCGACTTGGGCAAAGGCCCGCTGCCGCCGGCGCATATCAACTGCCGGTCAACCACCGTGCCGACCACCAGACTTTCGGAGATGTTCGCCAAGGACGCCACGCGCGCCTCGGTGGGCGATAACGGCGGGGCCCAGGTCGACGCAGGCCTAAATTATTACGAGTGGCTGGCAACGCAGCCGGCGAGCTTCCAGGATCATGCCCTGGGGCCGGTCCGGGGCAAGTTATTCCGCGAAGGCGGGCTCACTCCGGAGAAGTTTGCCAAGCTGCAGCTCGACAAATCGTTCAAGCCGCTGACCCTGGCGCAGCTTAAGGAAGCCGAACCTGACATGTTCACCCGAGCAGGCGTTACACTCGGCGCTAAACCAGGTTGAGATAGCGCATGCTGATCATCGTTGAGGATGGGAAGGGCAGGCCAGACGCGAATAGCTTCGTGCCGTTGGAGAAGCTGACCTTCTACCGCGACTACTACGGGTTCCGGATACCTGAAGCAGAGGCTGAACAGGTCGAACTACTGCTGCGCGCCGCTGACGACATCAACGGACGCCAGTGGAAAGGGCGCAAGACCAAGTCGGAGCAGGCAATGGCCTGGCCTCGGCGTGACTGCAAGATCGAATACCAGACGCTGTCCGAGACGTTCGTGCCCTTTGAGCTTGAGTGGGGCCAGGTGCGGCTGGCGGTCGAGTTATATGCCGCCGAGCAGGGTTTCCAGATCGAAGAGCCTACCCATTGCACTGAGCCGAACGGCCGGCGCACCCGGCTCAACCGCGATACGCCAGGCTTTCGCATGCGGCCGCCGCCATACGCGCCGAGCAGCACGCAGTTTGCTGATTACTTGGTAATGCGCGGGTTATCCCTTGTAACAAATTGATTCCTGCTGCTTGATTTAGTGTGTTGTTGCCCTCAGCTATTAAAGTCCAATCGATCTATAAAGGCTCGTAGCTCATGGCATCCAGAGAAGACATAGCAAGGGCAATAAGCGCCCTAGGCCCGAAATCCGGTGATTTAGAGATAGATTTTACGGTCCATGCTCCAAAAATTTTGCGCGAACTTGCAGATAAGATCGAAAGCGGGGCCGAAAACCTTAAAAGTGCCGCTTGGCATTGCAGTAAAACTACTCCTCACATTAAGCAAATGGTTGTGACTATTGAGCTTTAGCTCATAGGAAAAATTCGCGAATTCAACAAACCTCGGCCATGCCGGGGTTTTTTTATGCCTGCTGACCAGGTCGGCAGCTCAAAAGTCCCGAGGGGATACCCATGTTCAAGCTGAAACAACTCTTTCTGGATGCTGCTGGCGAAGGCGGCGAGGGCGGCGGCGGTCCGGCAATCACCCCTGAGATTCAGGCACTGATTGATCAACAAGTCGCTGGCCTCAAGACCAAAAACAGCGAATTGCTCGCCTCCCTCCGGACCACCAAAACTGAACTGGACGGCTTCAAGACCCAGTTCGAAGGCCTGGACATCAATGCGGTGAAGGCCCTGCTCACCAAGGTCGGCCAGGACGAAGAAACCCGCCTGCTGGCTGAGGGCAAACTCGACGAGGTCATCACCAAACGCACCGAGCGCCTTCGCACCGACTACGACGCCAAACTGGCTGCTGAGAAGGGACGCGCCGACAAGGCCGAAGCCTTCGCTGCCAAGTACAGCGACAAGGTGCTGGCTGATTCCATCCGCGCTGCCGCCATCAAGGCCGGCGCGCTCCCTGAGGCTGCCGAGGACATCATCCTGCGCGCCAGGGGCACTTTCAAACTTAGTGAAGACGGCGAGGCGATCGCTACTGACCGTGACGGCGAGGTCGTTTACGGGAAGGACGGTAAAACCCCGCTGTCGCCGCTCGAATGGGCGGAATCGCTGCGTGAAACAGCAACACACCTGTGGCCAAGGGCTCAGGGTGCCGGGCAGACCGGCGACAACGGTGGCAAGGCCACGAAAAAGTGGGGCGAGTACACGGAAACCGAGCGCGCTGCGATCGCCCGTGACAACCCCGAGCTCTTCAAGAAAATCCAGGCCACCAAAGGAACCTAATCCATGGCAACTACCCAACTGACCGACATCTTCGTCGGCGACTACTACGCCTCTCTCGCACCGGTTAACAGCCCGGAAAAGACCGCTGTATACGAGTCGGGTATTGTGACCCGTTCGCCTGTGCTGGACGCGATCGCCTCCGGCAGCCAGGGCACCGCCGAGATCAGCTACTGGCAGGATCTCAATGCTGATGAAGCACCCAACATCAGCAACGACGATCCGAACGACCAGGGCGAAGTCGGCAAAGTAACCCAGGACAGCATGCGTGCCCGGGTCCTGTACCTCAACAAAGGTTACGGCGTGGCTGACCTGACGGCTGAACTGGCCAACAGCGAGCCTCAGCAGCAGATCCGCAACCGCTTCGGCACCTACTGGACCCGCCAGTGGCAGCGTTACACCCTGGGCGCGGCTCGCGGCATCATCGCCTCGAACATCGCGAACAACGGTGGTGACATGGTCATCGACGCCGGTGCGACCATCAGTGCGAATGCCTTCCAGGATGCAGCGTTTACCGCCGGCGATGCCGCTGACCAGTTCGGCGCGATCGGCGTGCACTCGGTGGTGATGAACCAGATGGTCAAGCAGGACCTCATCGAGTACCTGCGTGACTCTGACGGCAAGATCATCCTGGCCACCTACCTCGGCAAGCCAGTGTTCATGAACGATGCTCTGGTGTACGGCGCAGGCAAGTACCTTTCCGTGTTTTTCGGCCAAGGCGCTTTCGGCTACGGCGAGGGCACGCCGAAGGTGCCGGTAGAGCTGGAGCGTAAGCCAGGCGGCGGTAACGGTGGTGGTGCCGAAGTGCTGTGGGAGCGGAAGACCTACATCCTCCAGCCGGCTGGCTTCAGCTGGAAGGGTTCCGAGGCTCAGAACCTCAGCCCAACCGCCACCCAATACGCCGCTGCCGCGAACTGGCAGCGTGTCTTCAGCCGCAAGCAGGTCCCCTTCGCCGCTGTGATCAGCGGCACCACCACGCCGTAATCCGGCCCATACAACCTGGCGCCTTTATGGGCGCCGGGGAGCTTTTGAGGTGACTCATGAAAGTGATCTACACGGACAAGCCGGGCAAAGAGCGGGGCGTGTGCTACCGCCTGCTGAGCGAATTCTTCGGTGTCATCGGCTCTGCTACCGAGGTGGTGGTCGATGGCGATGCCCCGGACATCTTCGACGCTTACCAATCGGCCGGTATCAAGGTGTCCGACGGCAAGGAGCCAGAGAGCAAAGAAACCGACCCTCTGAAAATGAAGGTCCCCGAGCTGAAAGAATGGCTGACCGAGAAAGGCATTGCCTTCGACCCGTCCGCCAAGAAAGAAGACCTGCAGGCCCTGGTGCCAGCGGAATAAGGACAAGCACATGACCGACTTCATCACCGTTGCCGATGTTGACGCCTCGCTGGGTCCTGGCTGGGCGGGCACCGGTGATCCGGTCCTTGCTGTGGCTATGGCCAACGCCTGGCTCACGGCCAAGATTAAGCGGGCTGTTCCCGATCCGGTTCCGACCGAGATCAAAACAGCCGGCGCCCAGGTTGCCAAAGAGGCGGCGGCGGGCAAGCTGTACACGGCAACGCAGAAGGAAGTGCAGAGCAAGACGGTCTCGGCCCAGTCCGGCACATCGGTGAGCAAGACCTACCTGGCAGGCTCTACCGACCAATCTGCCGGCGTCAACTTCGCACTAGCGCTGCTGGTCCCGTGGATCAAGCGCTCCGGCGTGATGACGCTGAAAAGGATCTGATTATGGGCATGCGCGAAGAGATCCAGGCAGAACTGGCGGAAGCGTTCGACGATCCTGATGGGTTGGCCGACGCAGTCAAGCCGGTCGCAGGCGTGCGCAAGGTTGCGGGCGAGTATGACCCGGAACTGGGCGGCGAAACGCCGGAGACCACCGTGACGTATTCGGGGCGCGGCGTTCTGGGCAGCTACCTGTCCAAGGAAATCGACGGCTCCCTCATCCAGACCACCGACAAGAAGCTGCTGGTGCTGCAAAACGAGATGTTCGTGTCGAATGAGGGTGTGCCGACGGCGGTACCGGCTGCACCAGCCATTGGCGATATCGTCAACGGACTACGGGTGATGAACGTGTCTGCGGACCCTTCTGATGCAACGTGGACAGTGCAACTGAGGAAATGACATGGCGACCCAATCCGGCAGATTCGCCCTGAGCCTGGCAGAGTTCGCGGCCCAGACCAGCGAAGCCATTGATGCCAGCGTGCGCGAGATCATCATTGAGGTCGGCAGCAGCCTGATCCGCGTGTCTCCCGTGGGTAACCCGGAAATCTGGGCCGCAAACGTCGCTCACCGTGAGGCGAACACCCGTGCGGCCGACGACTATGACTTCAAGGTCGCGGTTCGCAATACGATCATCAACCTCAACGAATCGAACTTCACCAAGGCTGGAAAACTGCGAAAGGGCGTGAAGTACGCCAAGCCCCTGACAAAGACTGAGCGCGACCAGAACTTCAATGTGAACGGTTTGGTGGCTGGAAAGGGCTACGTCGGCGGCCGGTTCCGGGCGAACTGGCACATATCGCTCGGCGTGGTCGAGAGCGTCACTTTCGACGAGGTTGATCCGAGCGGCGCCGAAACCACTGCCGCGCTGGTCGCCGCAATGAGCGACTTCACTGCCGGCCAGATGGCCTACATCATCAACAACTTGCCCTATGCGATCCCGCTGGAGTTCGGCCATTCCACCCAGGCCCCCGGCGGTATGGTCAG